AATTGATGTGCAGCATATGGACGCAAGTTAGTTGTGGTAATTGTTTCCCACTTAGATGCTTGTGTACCGTATTCAAAGTCAGTATCAATTAGTGCTTGTGGTTCAGAAATACGTAGTTTACCTACTGGGTCAGTGAGTTCTTCTGATGGATTTATTCTTTCGTTAAATTCATCAACAACAATTTGGAATTTATCTGTTGAAAACATTGAAGCTGTGTTGTAGTTAAGAACAATTACTGTGTTTTCATTAGCAACAACTTGACCACCTTGAACATATGCGCCAGTTACTGTTGAAGCAACTGTAAATGTCGTAGATGTTGCAGCAGTTACTGTTACACCAGTTAAGTTAAATGAATTTGGAACAGCGCCTGTAATTGTTACAATTTGTCCAGGTGTAAATGTATTTGCTGCAGTAAATGTAATTGCTGTGCCTGTTGTTGTAGCGCCAGTAATTTGTGCAGTTAATTGACCAGTTCCATAGATATTGTAAGAGAGTGCTCTTAGTGAAGGGTCAGAGAAGTTGTAAATGACTTGGTTAGTTCTGTCATTTGTAATTAAAACAAGACGTTCTTGAGTAATAATTTTATTTTGAAGTACTAAAGTTTTTGTAGAAGGGGTTAAGAAGTATCCACCTTCATTATACGTTTTTCTTGCCATGTGCTAAAAAGCTCCCATCAATAAATCCGCCGCTGCGAACGGATAAGTTGTAGTTAAGTCTGTAGTAGTTGAACCTACTAAAACCCTTCCTTCGAATATAGTACCCTCTGCAGGAGGTGTTAAAAACACTAGGTAACCGTCGTTATCTAGCCTAATTCCATTGCTTGGTGCAATTGGGTTGTCCCAAGTAACATAAGAGTTCTTAACAATTTGAACTATACCATTCAAGCTTACCAAAAGTCTAAATGAATTAGTAACTGAGATTGGGTCTCCATTATAAGTCATGAGAAATCTTGTTTCTGTACCATTGAATTGGTTGGATAGATTATCTAAGATTTGTATCTCAGAAACTGCGCCTGCAACACCTTGAACACCTTGTAGGCCTTGAAGACCTTGAGGTCCTAGGGTTGTGGTTGTTGCTTGCCATCCATAGCCTGTCCAAGTCCAGGTACGACTTCCAAAGGTATAGACATCACCCGGGGCCGGCGAATTGGGAAAATCAATTGGCATGTTAATTAACTCTTCTGTAGAAGGGGTATTTTAAGTATACGAGTTTATTTTAAGAACAATAACCCCTAAATCAACTAATTTTACTTCTGTAGCCATTATGAACCTCTAAACCATGGGACTTGGTCCGAAGGACCGTTTATTGTTGTACTTGCTAGTAAATCAGTTTGTCCTGTTCTTACGCCGCTTATACGAGGACTTAAAGCCCCAATTACACCAGCGTTGTTGTCTCCAAGAGGCGCGTTATAAATAGTAGGCATAGTAGCTGCAACGACAATGTAAGCAAAAGCATATCTAGTTCCAGCTGTTAATGTGTAAGTAGCTGGATAACCACCTGTTGTTGATAATGAACGTGTATAAGATGTATAAAGACTGTTAAATAAAGTTGTGTCATTTGCTGTACGAGCTACTAAAGTAGCTGTAGTGCCATCAAATGTATAAAGTCCCATTCTTGCTGAAGTACAAGAAGCAGCGGGGATGCTTGAGTTACCCATAGTTATTTGGGATATTGTCATTGTTTCTAATGGAGTAAAAAAAGAAAAAGTTATATAACCTGAGTAACCATTGTAAGAATGAAGAACGTTATATCTATCTGGCACATCAATAGCAGAAGATGATTGCCCAACTTTTGTTTGATAATTAGCTAAAAATCCAGAACCTAAAACATAAGCAGTTCTTACTGAATTAGGAGTAGCTGCTTTAACAACACTTGTGCTTGATACAGAATCTTCTAACTGAACAGCTCCTACCACACTTGTTGTAGCTGCATTTATACCAATCACAGCAGCAGTTGTAGTTCCTGAGTTAGTTATAGGAGAACTTACGTTTACGGTAGTGTCGTAACCTTGTAATCCAGTAAAACCTTGAATTCCTTGAACACCTTGATTAGAAATTCCTTGAAAACCTAATAGACCTTGTGGCCCTTGCGTACCTTGCATTATTGCATTAGAACCTTGAATTCCTTGATTACCTAAATTACCTTGCGTACCTTGCACACCTTGTCCAGCAAATGCTCCGTCTAAACCTTGCAAGCCCTGTAATCCTTGTGAACCTTGAATACCAGTTAAACCTTGAACTCCAGCAAAACCAGATGCAGATACTTCTACCCATGAGTAGTTTGTTCCATCAAATAAATATGTATATTCAATACCAGAATTTGAATCTACCCAACGGTCTCCTAGTAAAGGACTTACTGGAGGATTTGCATCAAATGTAATAGCAGCGTTTGGTCCTTGGTTACCTTGTATACCTTGAACACCAATACCTAAGTCACCTTGTATACCTTGCAAACCTTGTGGCCCTTGCAATCCTTGAATACCTTGAAAACCTGTAACACCTTGTGCAGTACCAACTGCTTTCCAAGAAACACCGTTCCAATACCAGGTGCGCCCGGAGTATGTATAAGTTTGATTTAAAAACGGGGTATTGGGGAAATCAATTGCCACGGCTCACCTTCCTTATGCGTTCGTAGTGGTTGTTACTGCACTACTACTATCATTGAAAGCAGTAGTTGCTGCAGTTCCGTAGTGGTTACCAAAAGCTCTCATACCGCTACAAGAACCCCATCAACAACAGTAACAAATAGAATTCCATCTCCTAGATTAGAACCAGTCCTTGTCACATTTTGTATTTGATTATTTGTAACAACTGCTCCATCTACGTTCCAAAGAGCAATAGCGTTAGTTCCATTTGTATTAAGAATAATGTTATTACTAATAGTTATATTTTGACTTTGCTGCGGAGCAGGTTGGGTAGTTGTAGTATCGTCCGCCCCACCATCAAGGCCTATTGCAATTCCTCCATAGCAAGAGTTAATTGTGTTATTTGCAATAACTAAGTTTTTGTACATTACATAAGTTCTAATTGCATATTCTGTTAATCCATCAAACTGATTATTAACCATCTTGACGTTGGTATGGTAATAGCCGGCTGTGTAAGAATGAGTTCCAATACCTGTAGGCCAGGCTGTAGTTCCAGATGTTCCAGAAGCTCCAAAATAACAATTATCAATTACTACATCTTCACAAGGGGTGTCGTCATAAGTACCAAATGCACCAAACACTGCAGAACTTTTAGCTAAATCTATTTGAATTGCTTCTGAATAACCTCGCCCTCCAGTATCTAAATAACCTAAGAATCTACAGTTAGTTATTCTTACGTTTTTACTAGAGTTAACTTCTATAGCGTGGTATCCACCAACGTTAGTAACAGTTAAGTCTTGAATAATAATGTTTTGACCATGACCAATGCTTATACACATAGCAGGTGTAGTTGGGAATGCTGTTGCTCTATTTTCCCAAATACCGCCAATAATTTTTATATTTGCTTGACCATCGTATCCGGTATAAGAACCGCCACCGTCTCCATTAATAATCATGTTGGTGTTGTGTTCTCTAAACATAACAGCTTTTTGAGATAGTAATAAAGTGGTTCCTGTATAAATCTCTAATCTATTTTGTAAGTTATATAAACCAGATGGAATATACACAGTTCCACCACCAGCATCTCTAGCATCATCTAAAGCTAATTGTATTTTGAGTTCCATTAAGACCTTGAGGTCCTTGTAAACCAAATCCTTGTGAACCTTGAGTTCCTTGAGCACCTGTAGAACCTTGAGTACCGTTTGCTCCTTGACCAGCAAATAACCCATCAGTACCTTGAATTGATAAACCTTGAATACCTTGCACACCTTGGTCGCCTTGAATACCTTGCGTACCCTGAGCAGTTCCGGCATTACCTTGTAAACCTTGAATTCCTAAACCTTGCACACCTTGGTTACCCTGTAATCCCTGTACACCTTGAATACCCTGCGGACCATTAGAGCCTTGAGTTCCTTGCCAACCAAATAATCCTTGCAATCCTTGAATACCTTGCAAACCAGATAAGTTTGTGTTGGACTCGAACCATTCAAGACCATTCCATACAGAAATAGTTCCGTCATCTTCATTTAACCAAGTATCACCAACTGATGGTGATAGTGGTGGAGTTGGAGATATTGTGTAAGTTCCTGCGCCTTGTATGCCTTGTGCACCTTGTAATCCTGCACCTGTTGGTCCTTGAATACCTTGTAGACCAGAAAAACCTGAAGCAGAAGTTTCTACCCAAGTTTGATTTGTACCGTCATCAATAAATGTATATTCAATTCCTGTATTTGAATCTACCCATCTATCACCAAGTGAAGGTGATACTGGAGGAGTTGCACCAAAACTTATTCCTGCGTTAAGACCTTGAAAACCTTGCGTTCCTTGTATACCTGTTAATCCTTGTGTTCCACTTGTTCCATCTGTTCCTTGTGCACCACTTGTTCCTTGCGCACCTTGCATTGTTGCATTAGAGCCTTGTAAACCTTGAACACCCTGCAAACCTTGCACTCCAGAAAAACCAGATGCAGAAGTTTCAACCCAAGTTGAATTTGTTCCATCGTTTACATATGTATATTCAATAGCTGCCTTGTATACCTTGTATACCTTGAGTTCCTTGCATATTTGCATCGGAACCTTGAATACCTTGAAAGCCTTGTGCACCAGTAATACCTTGTGTTCCTGCAAAACCAGATGCGCTAACTTCTACCCATGTTTGGTTTGTTCCATCATCAATCCAGGTATATTCAATTCCTGAATTACTATCAACCCAACGGTCTCCAATAAGTGGAGAAACTGGGGGAGTAGCACCAAAACTTATTGCAGCATTTGGGCCTTGAAAACCTTGTAAACCTTGTGTACCTTGTGCGCCTAATGAACCAGCAACACCGTCAGTTCCTTGTGTACCTGTTGTGCCCTGCGCACCTGGGTCACCTTGTGGACCTTGAGTACCTGTTAGACCTTGAGCAGTACCTAAAGAATCCCAAGCGGTTCCATTCCAAATCCAAGTACGACCAGCATAAGAATAAGTATCATTAACCGCAGGTGTAGGCGGAAAACTAAACGGCATGACTTAACTCCTTAGTGTCTCTTAATAATACAAGGTTTATCTGTTTTATTCAGTTGGTCTTACTGCTCTGATAATGGAGGAAGCCCATATTGCACACGTAATTCATCATCCCACTCTGCAATTAAGCTCTCATTTGGAACCCAATCTAATGGTGGAAAGAAATCATCGTATTGTTCTTCGTAAGTATCATTTATTCCTGCAAATCTTTTACCTGGTTTATCTCTAAAAGTTTCAACCCATTTTCCAGCAAACTTATGTATCTCTTCTGAAGAACAAACAATTACAGTAGTAACTTTATTGTTTTCATCTAAACAAGCAAAGTACTGAGCATCTTTTTCTTCCATAAATCTCCTAATTAGTATGTTCCCAAATAACTATTACTCCAGAACCACCTTCAGCCCCACCGCCACCGCCGCCTCCAGTATTTGGTGTACCAGCAGAGCCACCATTACCACCACCACCTACTCCACCAGTTCCGTTAACAGAAGCACCAGCGCCTCCGCCTCCGCCACCAAATCTTGTAGTAATTGTGTTGGACGCTGAATTAACAAATGTCGCAGGAAGTGGTGCTAATAAATTTGGACCATCTGCTCCATTACCACCAGTATTACCAGAAGCATTGCCGCCTTGAGAAGTAGAACTTCCGCCACCTGCACCACCGCCAGCTGAACCAGCGCCGCCGTTAAATCCTTGGCCTGGGTTCCAAGTTTCACTACCAGATAATCTTCCCGAAGTTCCAGAACCTGCGTTACTACCAGAACCACCACCCGGTCCACCAAAAAAACCAAATTGACCGTTAGCACCTCCACCACCACCGCCAATAGAACTAATTGCTTTAGCGTCTCCTACAGATGCCCAAGCACCCCAACTAAAAGTAGAGTAATCAGTTGTAGTAAATCTTGATGGTTCACCAATATCTCCTTCACCAGGAGTTTGACCCCAGTTGTAACCACCAGTTCCACCTGGTCTTCCACCTCTACCAATCCAACAGTAATAAGTGTTTGCATCTCCTATATATAACTTTTTTATATAGTAGATATTTCCTCCAGCACCACCACCGCCATAATTATTTTGTCCCCCTCCTCCACCGCCTCCAACTAAAAGTAAATCTATATATAAAACATTTGTTGGTCTAAAATATGGTGCGTTACTTGTAAAAAATATTGCAGGACCAATACCTGCAGTTGTATTTGTATATTTTCTTTTTTGATTACCAAAAGATAATGGATTATCTAAAGAATGTAAATAAGAAGTGCTTGCTCGTCTTACACTCATGATGAAAACCACTGATTAATTTCTATACGACCACTTCCACCAAGTGGAACAGCTGAAGAAGTATTTTGAGCACCTCCACCACCTCCACCAGTACCAAAACCACCATTTGCATTTACAGTTCCACCACCTGCAGAAGCAGAACCTCCTCCAGCACCCCCTCCTCCATATGTTCCAGAAAAAGGAGATTGTAATGATTTACCTGGACCACCATTTGCGTTAGTTCCAGGAGTAGAACCAAATGCTTGATTAGCAGGTCCACCTGCACCACCGCCACCACCACCAAAACCTGTACTTGCACCGGTGCCAAAAGAACCAGCAGCTCCTCTTCCACCAATTCCTGAATAAACTATTCTTGTTTGACTAAAATCTTCTCTAACAACTCCCCAATGATTATTTGTTTCTCTGTTAGAACCCATACCACCTGAAGTAGCTGGAGTCCATGAACCAATACCACCACATGGATGTCCACCTCCGGCTCCACCTATTGCTACTAATGTTCTTTTTAAATTAGATGAATCAGCTCCTGAGTACACACCAAAATTAAATATATTAAATGGACTAAATATTGTTGGTCCACCGGGTTGTCCCCAAGCATTACAACAACAACTTCCTTGAGGTCCACCAGCACAGGTCCCTCCACCGGCTCCAATAATTATGTACCAAGTGTCATAGTCACCTACGTAAAATCTATTTACTTGAAGTACTGAGCCACCACCGCCACCTCCACCTGTACGAGTACCAGCACCGCATGCACCAGAACCACCACCACCAACTAAAGCAATATCAATCCAATGAACATTACTTGGTCTTGTCCATGTTGTTGAAGATGTGTATTGAACTACACTAGATGTTGCAGTTGGAATATAGCCAGTGCCGAATGCGGAAAATGAAACGCTAGAAGAAGATGAAGAACATCTTAAATATTTTCCAGCTTCCATAGTAATACCAAGAGTTAGTGTAACTGTATCGTTTGCTGGAACAGATGAACCAAAAACAATAAACTCAGCCGTAGTTGGGGACAATGCAGAAGTAACTGCAAGTCTATAAGTTTGAGCAGAAGCACTTTGATTACAAATAGCAATTGTAGAAACTAACCATGACCTACCAACACCTACTTGAGCACCAATAGTGTCATAGGTAGAAATAGTTCCTGTAGATAATACTTGACCTAAGACTTTATATGCAACAGCCATTTATGCTCCCATTAGTAGTAGTGGGCTTATTTGATTTAAATCAGTGTCTACCCAAATTGTATCGTAATTAGTAGCAGAATTTTTAGCAAGGATTTGACCAGTTGAACCACCAACAGGTATTCCACTTAATCCAATTGGTCCTTGATTACCTTGTAGACCTTGAGTTCCTTGTAAACCAAGGCCTTGATTACCTTGTAATCCTTGTGGACCTTGTACACCCTGACCAGCAAAAAGTCCATTAAGACCTTGAATACCAACACTTCCTTGAACACCTTGAGTGCCTTGTAAACCATCGTTGTTTCCGTAAGCTTCAAACCACTCAATTCCGTCCCAAATATAAAGCTTTCCTGTATCGGAATCTAACCAAGTATCTCCAGTTTCTGGAGCAACTGGTGGTGTTGCAGAAATTGTATAAGTTCCAGGACCCTCAAAACCTTGTACACCTTGTGTACCTTGCATACTTCCCGCAGGACCTTGAATACCCTGAGCACCAGCAAATCCAGAAGCTGAAACTTCAACCCAAGTATTATTTGTTCCATCATTTATATATGTGTACTCAATACCTGTATTTGAGTCAACCCACCTATCACCAATTAAAGGAGATATTGGAGGTGTTGGTCCAAATGAAATAGCAGCATTTGGTCCTTGCGCACCTTGTATTGCAATACCTTGTAAACCTTGTATTGCTTCGCCCTGTAAATACCTTGAAAACCTAACGAACCTTGAAAACCTAATGAACCTTGCGTTCCTTGTCTTCCTTGAATTCCTTGCGCAGCTACTGCGCCAGCAATACCTTGAAAACCTTGTATTCCAAGACCTTGGATACCTTGTGTACCTTGTCCACCTTGTGTTCCCTGACGACCTTGTGTTCCTTGATTACCTTGTACACCACGCTGACCTTGAAGTCCTTGATTGCCTTGTAAACCATCGGTACCTTGTGTTCCAAAGTTTCCTTGAATACCACGTTGACCTTGTAAACCTTGTGTTCCTTGAAAACCTAATGTTCCTTGAAATCCTTGTGAACCTAAAGTTCCTTGTGCACCTTGAGTTCCTTGATTTCCTCTAGAACCTTGTACACCTTGATTACCATCAAGTCCTTGTAACCCACGTTGTCCTTGGATACCTTGAATACCTTGAGAGCCAGAACCAGTTGCACCTTGTGCTCCATGAAAACCTTGTAAACCTAAATCACCTTGTAAACCTTGAAACCCTTGTAATCCTCTTTGACCTTGAAGACCTTGCGCACCTGGTGGACCAAAATAACCTTGGATACCTTGCGCACCTTGCATTGTTGCATTAGAGCCTTGTAAACCTTGTGTACCTTGGTTTCCCTGTGTACCTTGTCTGCCTTGTAATCCACGTTCACCTTGTACACCTTGTGAGCCTTGTATACCTTGTGGACCTAAATTACCTTGTAATCCTTGTACGCCCTGACTACCTTGAGAACCTTGGTTACCTTGTAATCCTTGACGGCCTTGTAGACCTTGAGTGCCTTGAATTCCTTGTGTTCCATTATTAACATTTATAGGAGATTGAACAGATTGATTTACTTGTTGGGTATTAACAGTAATAACAATAGGAGATTGAGGAACTACAGTGATGCCTTGAGCACCACACGCACAAGGATTTTGGTTACAGTTACAAGGCATTAGTCAAGTGTCACCTGTTGTGTTACAAACACCTGACCTTTAATATAAGTTTGTTGAAAATCAGGGTCTACGGTTGATGTTGCTTGTAAGTCCCAGAAAGCTCTTCTAGGTAAGTATTCAGTTTCAGAACTAGTAAGTTCAATTTTAACAACACTTAAAGCATTAGTTTGAGATACTTTAGTTACTGTAAATGTTCCATATAATGCTGGAGCATTAGGATAAGTTCTAATTTGTGCTTTAAAGTTTAAGTTAGTTGTGTTAAATGGAAAGTTAAATGTACATTCATATGAATCTCCTTGATAAAGAACAATGTCATAATTTTGAGCAGTAGATGGTGTTGGTGTTCTACCATTAAGGTCATTTGTAATATAAACACGTTCTGGTCTTCTACCATCATCAATTTCTTGTGACATATATACAGGAACAAGTTTATTTGTAAGACGAGATACTCTACGCAGTATTCCTATTTCTAAACGCCATAAACCAATATTTAATGCATGACACAGTTGATTGTATTGTTCCCAACGTTGATTAATAGTTTGCATTAATTGTTGGTATCTTTCAGAACGAGGAATTGTTACTCCATCTGGAGCAAATATATTAATATCAAATGCAGCGTCAGTTGCTAATGCCCATAAGGCTTCAATAACAGCAAGAATTGCTACTGGGTATTCCTCTACTGCTGGAATAGATGCTAAAGTTATAGCACTTCCAGTGCCATCAGTCCTATTATGAGAATGTTGAATTACTGCAGTATTTATAAAAATACAAAGGTCATCATCTAAAAAGTATCTATTGGTTACGCCTGTTACCTTCACGCTGGCTCCATTAGCAGGAGCTACAGCAAAAGTAATAATTCCAGTTTTTTGTTCAATGGTAGATGAATATACGAATTGTTTAGCCTCGTCACCGAGTTCTAGACGGACCCTAGAAAGTAGGTCTGCTAGTAGGGCCACAGATTACTCCTCACGCTACCACTAAATCTTGTCAGTTATTACTTAAAAAATCTTTATAAACAAAATAGCGGGCTACAAGAGCCCGCTATCTGTGTAACTCTTTTATTAAATTACGCCAGCTAAATAGCCTTTTTCCTGTAAATGGGTGGCTACTGCCTTAGTAACTTGGTACTTTTGTCCTGCCTTAAAACTATAGTTGTTTCCGATACCTAAAGTCATGTTTTCAATATCTTCAACTACTCTAATAACTACTGTGTCATCTTGGGTAGATATCTTTGTTATATCTTCAACAATGACGGTTGCTACTGATGGTTTTGTTGCATCAATAACTTCAGTTTCCAATTTAATTTGGGCTTCTGCAGTTGCTAATGACATCTCTGTAGCACGTTGTGCTTGCTCTTCGGCAAATTGTTTTTGAAGAGCTTCTTTTTGACGGCCGGTGAAATCGTTTACCTTTGCCACTTTTATATCCTCCGTATTAATAGCTGTTGTTTGTGTTGGGAGCGGTTTTTTGAACCGCCCCCAACGGAATTACTTACTAGTTGGTTTCTGCAATAACTACAGATTGGTCAGTGATTAGACCAAGTCCGAAGATTGAGTACCAAGCTAATGCGTGTTCACGACCGAAGTCTAGAATTCCGCCATCGCGAAGTTCTACTGGAAGTGAGATTGCGTGACCAAATGCGTTATCTCCAATGAAGATTGCATCGTAGCGGTCAGCTGCACCGTTACCTGTAAAGGTAGCTGGTGTTGTGTAACCTCCACCAGGAGTTACTGTTGGGCTAGCAACAGCTGTATCAGCTGAGTAACCTGCACCAGCACCGCCTGTAACCTTTAGTACTTGTGTGGTTTCGATGAAAACACAATCGTACAAACGTCCGATTTCACCAAGCATGAAGTTACCTGGAGCGGCATACTTCGTTACTTCGATGAATTCAGGCATGTCGCGTAGACGACGTGATTGATGTGGGTGAACAAACGCAACGTAGGTTTCGCCTAACCTTGGGATGTTCTTGGTTGATAGTGTTTCTACTGCATCCTTAACTGTGTGAGGTGTTAAGTAGAAAGCACCTGTCATTGCTGCACGGTTAGCAGCTGTTGTGCCATAGGCATACCAGTTGTTAACTGCAGATAGAGCTGAGCGGTCTTCACCGTAGATTGTTGAGGTTGCGCTGTACAGAGTATCGCGGCTCAATTGGTCTAGGTAAATTGCCATGTTACGTCCAAGAAGACGTGAGGCAGAAGCCATTACGTCATCGAAGGAAGCGTTCAATAACAATTCTGAAACTGCTAATGCATAGCCGTGTTCAGATACTGTAATTGAGAATTGTTGTGCTGTTAATGCGTTTGTTTGCATACGTACACCTTCAACTAGGGAACTTGCAAATCCCAAGTTGTTGTAACGCATGAAATTGATTTGTAAACCAGGTGCAACACCAAGTTCAGTTTTCTTAACTGCAAATTGTTCAAAGCGAAGGATAGGCATAGCCTGGAAAAGGATTTCCTTTGACCAGATTGTCTGAATCGCTTGAGTCAATTGTGTGTTTGTACCTGAGTACGCTGTTGGGGATGCGGCGAGATTGCCGGTACCCGTAATACCAGATGCCATTTAGATTGGACTCCTTGTTAGTTTTGTATTTGTGGGTTTAGCCGAACAGTCCGCGCGTTTTGCCTTGAGCACTTGGGCTCAAGAGGCGTTGACGATACTTCGCATATTCTTCCATTGACATAGACGAGATGTCTTGTGCAGAGAACGAACGTTGTTCCGAATTAGTTTCCATAGGTCCTGCTGGAGGCGTTGTCACACGCGTTCCAGTCATTTCTTTTCGTGCACTTTGCATTGCTGCCTGTGCCGAATCTAAGATGCGTGCTGAGCGTTCTTTCAAACCCTCAATACTTGCATCTACTTCCTCTTTAGTGTTTCCACTAATTAGGTCAACAAGTTCAGGAATAATATTTTCCCGTTCTTGCTCTAACCGTTGTGAACGGTAAGACTGTAGGTCTGCGAATTGTCTTTCTCTTTCTAATAAAGAAAAAGCTCTTTCGCGTTCTTGCTTTTCAGCTTCTAGCTGTTGTTGCCATTCTTGTTCTTTTACTTTTAGAAGTTCGCGCACTTCAAGTTCTTCTTCAGCTTTTGCTTTTGCTCTAGCTGCTTCTTCGGCTTCAATGTCTGCCTTGTGAGCCAATTTTTCTTCGCGGTCCTTCTTTAAGACTTCAAGTTCTTCCTTTAATTTATCAATTTGAGGATAGAGCTTTTCTTTTTCTTGGCTTCTTACTTTTGCCAAATCGTCTTCTGTGTAAAATTTCTTGCCTTTTAATTCCTCTACTACTGCTGGTGTTTCAGCAATTGTAGGCGCTGCTGATACTGCTTCTGCTTCGGCTGCGAAAGCCTCTACATTCATTTCTGTTACTTCTGACATAGTTTATCCTTAGTGTCCTCTGGGTCGTTTTCCGAATTAATAACACATTTGACCAAACGTTTCTATCTATATTTAATTTTGCCTTACAACACGAAATTTTCAGCCTAAAATGCTTATTTTACCTATTTTTCGTATTCTTGCGGAACTCTTCGTTGAGGAAGTTTTGTACCGTAAGCTTTAGTTACTAACTGTGTCCTTAATGAAGTCTCGCCTAGTTTTGAAGCCATGGCTGCATCATCAAGGGTTGGAGGAACCATAGGAGTAGGCATACCTGCCCCAGCGCCTTTACCAGCACTAGGAGCCCCTGGTTCTGGAGGTGGCATAGTTCCTGTTAGTTCCATAATTTCTTGTTCAATTTGAGTCTGTAGAAGTTTTAGAGCACCATCGGCTACTGCATCGTCTTGAAGTTCTTTACGGATTTCATTCAATTTCTCTGCTGGGAATTCTTCACCCAAAACTCGTAAAGCACCTTCTTTTGACTCTAAGCCAAGAGATAGCAATGATTGAATTTCATTAAGAGCAATTAACTTGTCTAATGGAAGTGGTTGTGGGAAGTGTACGTAAGAACGGTATGTTAATTGGTCGTTGGTATCTAGTTGTGGAGTTTGACCTTCTTTTAGTTCTACGTCAGTATTAGGGTCCCAAGTAAAGGTTTCTGGTTCTTTTACCGCTAAGTTCAATAATATAAGTTCATTAATGCGCTCTAATCCATGAGCGTATTGAACAATCTTTTGGTGGTAACGATTCATCAAAGGTTGGAACTGAATAGACAAAGCAACACCTGATGTATTTGAAATAGGTTGTGCTTGTCCAAGAGCAGTCTCTGGTACACCGACCATTTCATGCATTGCTTTTTTCATCATTGCAAGGAAATCCATTGCACCTTTAAGACCTTGTGCGCCACCTTCTAGATTTTCTACCTTTGCATCTTTTGGTAGACCGCCCCATACTTTATTAGCACCTTTTTCTAATTGAGATGCTTTAGCGCCAATGATTACAGTTACTGGAGCAGCGTGGTAATTAACAATGTCAGCAATGTCAGTTGCTACTTCGTTGTAAGTTCTATTAATTGGAATAATGTCATTGCAATCAGATAGGCCCCAAGGA